CTATCCGTTGCTGTCAGGGAGTTGGGGTGGAGAGGCCTGCTCACTCTTTTGATACTCCAGCAAGTCAGGCAGCCCACAGTTCAGGTAGATGCATAGAGCGTCCAAGACATCGAGCTCTACGCGCTCGGCGGTCTCGTGATACAGGCGGGTCAGCGTTCCCCGGTTGATCCCCGTGTCCCGTGTGACGTCGCTGATCTTCAGCTTCCGCTCGCCAAGGAGGCGGGATAGGTGGCACTTGATCACGTTGCGCTCCGAATACAAAAAATGATCTTTAGAAGGTCAAAAAGGTCTTTGACAGGTTTTCTTTTTGTGTAGAATGGTCTCCAGTAGATCGTTTTGAGGCTATCGAGCAACAAAACGCCCTGCTGAAAGATCAATTCTACGGAGAAGTCCTCATGTCCGCTAACACCTACCTAACTACAGACGAGCTTGCCGCTCGGATCAAGTACGACGTTCGAACCATCCGCGAACGTCTGAAGGACTCGGTTCTGCTCGAGGGTGTGCATTACATCCGTCCATTCGGGGGTCGAAAGATCCTCTACGTATGGGAGCAGATCGAGAAAGACATGGCTCTCGAGTCCCTGGATGCGGGGCTTGTCCAGGCCGCAACGCCGACTCGTGGTCAGTCCGAGCACGCCCGTTCAGTCACGATTCCCATGGCCAGCGGGGTGGCGTGCCGGGTTGCTGCGATTCCCGGGTCACCTCGAAAGTCTGGACAACACTTTCGGGCCCAGACGGCACAGAAGGAGGCTCGCCATGGCTAGCATCAGAGCCCGGGCCGACTCCGGGAAGCTGTTCTTCGACTTCCGCTTTCAAGGCGTGCGTTGCAGAGAACAAACTTTGTTGGATGACACGCCCGCGAACCGGCGCCGGCTGGAAAAGGTGTTGCAGCGTATCGAGCTGGAGATTCACCAAGGGGTTTTTGACTACTCGGCTTTCTTCCCCGGCAGCAAGCTCGCCGCAACATTCGCGGTAGCGGGAAGCGAGGCACCGCGGGAAACAGGCCTTGGTCAGCCTACGCCTCAGGTAGACGGCCCTGCGGTGATCTCTGCGCCCCCACCGTCTGCTCCTGTCGCGGCCTCCACCACTCGCCCGACCATCGGCGCTTTCACCGAGACCTGGCAGCTGGAAAACCAAGTGACTTGGCGCCGCTCGTACCAGCGTACCGTCAGCGACATCGTCACCAAGCATCTGCTGCCCCGTTTTGGGGCGCGGGATGTCGGAAGCCTCCTGCGGGAAGAACTCCTTCAACTCCGGTCCGAACTCGCCAAAGTCAAAGGCCGGAAGAAGGAAACGCTGTCGCCCCGCCGGATCAACGCCATCATGAATGTGATGAGCCTGATCCTTGCAGAAGCCTCCGACCGGTACAAATTTACCAGTCCTTACTACAACATCAAACCGTTGCGTATTCCCAAGAGCGATGTCGAGCCTTTCACGCTCGCCGAGGTGCAACGAATTATCGACACCGTAAGGGAGGACTTCCGCGATTACTACACGGTGCGTTTCTTTACCGGGATGCGCACCGGCGAGGTGGATGGGCTCAAGTGGAAGTACGTGGATTTCGAGCGTCAGTTGATCCTCGTGCGGGAAACCATTGTCCTCGGCGTGGTGGAGGAAGACGCCAAGACCATCGAGTCAGTGCGTGATATCCAGATGTCTCAGGTGGTCTCCGACGCTCTCAAGCGCCAGTTGGCGCGTTCCGGACGCTTGAAGGATTTCGTTTTTTGCAGCAGCACGGGTCACGCGCTGGACCACAACAACATCACCAAACGCATCTGGTATCCCTTGCTGCGGCACCTTGGTCTCAAGAAGCGACGGCCATATCAGACTCGCCATACCGCCGCGACATTGTGGCTTGCCGCCGGGGAAAACCCCGAGTGGATCGCCCGCCAGATGGGGCACACGAGCACCGAAATGCTATTCAAGGTGTATTCCCGTTATGTGCCTAATCTGACTCGCAAAGATGGATCCGCTTTCGAACGCTTGCTGAGTGAGCGCTTTGCGTCCTCCGCGCAAGACGTCATTGTTGAAGGAGCTCATCACCATGTCTGATGCCCGCAAAAGTGTGTTTTCAGTGAGCCAGCTACCCCAGCCGGATCACGTCATCGACCGCCTGCCGCCGGTCTTCCGGATCCAGTCGATCGAGCGTCTGCCCTTCGATGAGCGCAACCTGCTCAACGTGGCGGTCGTCTTCCACGAACGGGCGGTGCTGCGGGTGGAATGGCTGTGCCGGCATCCGGATAGCCGCCTGACGGTCGGCAGCCTCGTGTCGATCCGCTGGCTCGGTCGGCCGACCAGCACCCTGGGCGCCATCCGGATCGCCCGGCTGGTGAAACTCGAGCGGCCCGAGGCGAGCCTCAATCCCTTCGACACGGTTCCCCATGCGTGGGTGAGGGACCGGGAGCTCATCGCGCGGGCAGGGCGTTTCTGGGAAAGCCTGGGCCGACCGCTTCAGCACCTCTTCAACGCAGTCTTCTGGGATCCAAAACGCTTCCAGCGTTATCTCGAGGGGCCGAGCTCGCTTCAGGGGCATCACAACAGCCGCAACGGCAACTTCCGCCACGCGCTGGAAGTTGCCGAGCGTGCCCAGGCCCTCGGTCGCCATCACGCGGAAGTGCATCTCCCGGTGTTGATCGCCGGGAGCCTGCTGCACGACGCGGGCAAGGCCGAGGAGTACCGGTTCAATCTGGCACGCGGCCGCTACGAGATGACGGAACGCGGGGCGCTGCTGGGCCACAAGCACACCATCCTCGAGTGGATCGCCGCGGCCCGGGCCCAGCATCGGGTGATCATTCCCGAAGCCCATTACCTCGCGCTCCTCCACGCCATCACCGCCGCCAAGGGAGCGCCCGACTGGCTGGGACTGCGGGAGCCCCTGAGCCTGGATGCCCACATCTTGTCGACGGTGGACCGCCTCTCCGGCCAGGCCGATCTGGTCAGCCGCCACGCGGCGCGGGACGGGGGCTTCGGTGCCTATCACCGTCACCTGGGCGGACGGCCTTACGTCGTGCGGGAGTGAGTTCGGCGCCGCCGCAACCCACCCGCGGTGGCGCCGGTCGCTCGCTTTGAAAGTCGGGATGTTTCGGTAAGCTGTTTCTGACAGCGGACGTCCCGTCATTCCTCCCCCCAAATTGCTTGGAGATTCTCATGGATCAACATGATGGCTGCGCTCGTCCTCAAACTCGGCCCCTGCGGGGCACCTGCATCACCCGAACCGTCGATATCGCCAATCCGCGCCTCATCGGCGTCTGGAAGTGGAATTTTGAAGAGGCCAATCGCCGCCTGTACGCAGTGTGCATTTTTGCGCCGAATGTCCTACGGGACGACTACCCCCTGGAGGACCTACAGCTTCTGAAGGACTGCATCGCAGAGCAGGTCCGCAAGGTCGAGAAGATGATCGACTGGACGCGGGCTCAGCTCCACGCCGCCGGCCTGCAGGCAGGGGAACCTGGCCGGATCGAGCCCTTGAGTGCGGATATCCGTACGCCCCTGGCGAGCGCTTATGCCGACCTCTTCCCCCGCGCCGATCTCGCCATCCAGCTACTGGATGCTCTGTGGTTGCAGGGTGAGTTGACCGACGCCGGCCATGAGGAGAGGACAGGGGCGATGCGCCGCGCGCCGCTCAGTGTCCTGGGCGCGATCCAGCGGGTCCATGCGCTGTGCCGGGATCGCATCGCGGCGCTGTATCGACAGCGGGAGTCGAACCCGGCGTAGGCAGGTGCTGGCTAGGCTCAGGCGCTTGGGAGGGCTTGTAGCTGGGTGATCAACTGGTGGCGCTGGTCCCGGGAGCACGCTCCCAGAAGCCGGATCAGTTCCGCCAGCGCCTCATCCGGTTCATACAGGTAGGAGACCGGGACTTTCAGTTCCGCAGCCAGGCGCTGCGCCGTCTGCAGGTCCGGCACATGCTTGCCCCGCTCGTATTGGTTGATCCGCGCACTGGCAACGAACTGGTCGATCCCGGCCAGGATGCCGAGCTGCTTTTGCGATACGCCTCTCGCCTCCCGGGCCGCCCGTAGCCGCCTGGCAAACACTGACTTTTCTTCCATCCCCGTCCTCCGCGTTGAGGACTAAGAGATTCTTAGGAAGGACGCCTATGGCATACTAAGGAATCCTTAGCTTTACGGTCACAAGACCCACCGAACCCGGGCTGCCGCGGCTTTCGACTCGCGACGAAGTTCGCTCACAAGGCGGCCCACCAAACCGAATACGAATAAGGATCAAACCATGTACAAAATGACGACTGCGCTGGTGCTCGGCATCGCGCTGACCGGCTGCGCCTCGATGAAGCCCTCGGTTCACACCGAATCGACCTTCGTGATCTACGACGTCAAACCCGCCACGCTCGATCGCAACCAGTTTCTGAAGGCGGTGCTCGACGCCGTGCAGACGAGTGCCAGCAAGCTGCGGGTGAGTCGGGAGATTCCCCCCGCGGAGCTGCCTGCCACCCCGGGACGCTTCGAGCTCCAGGATCCGTTTGCGAATTCGAAGATGGGGGCGCTGCTGGCGTCCCAAGCCCAGAGCATCCGAGTGCCGGTCTGCAAGAACGCGCTGATGACGGTCTCCACTGAAAACACCAGCATGGCGCAGTACGGTGAGCAGACGACCTTCTTCCTGTGCGTGCTGCCCTACAAGGACGGCTACCACATCGATATCCACGCGACCTTCGTGCGGGCGAGCAGCGGCTTGACCCCGCAGGGGATCAGCGCCGCGGTCGGGCGTTCGCTGATCGGCGACTCGAGCCAGTTCATCCCGCGCACGATGAACAACGTGCGCGCCGCCGCCGAGTCGGTTGGCGGGAAGGTAACGGTGGTCGACAGCTACATCCCGGAGGATTTCAAAGGGGCGTTTGTGAATCAGGCCGAGCGTGCCGGCAAGTAAGCCGAGGAAGGAGGCCGCTCAAATGGACAAACGTGTCGTTGGAACACTACTGGGTATCGCCGGCATGCTGCTGTGGTTCATGCCCTGGATGGCGTTCTCCATGGGGGAGATGGACTTCTATCGTACCGGTAGCCACATTGGCGGGATCGCTTACGTCCTGCTGCTGAGCTCGCTGGCCTATGCGGTGCTGTCATGGGTGCCGCAGCCTGTGCCACGCATCATCGTGGCCGCGCTGTCGACGCTGCTCAGCGGGTTCTTCTGGCTTAATGCGGGGGAGGCTGCTGCGTGGGGCTTGGTCTGGCTGTGTGCAGTGAGCGGCTTCAGCCTGCTGCAGGCGATTGAGAGGAACAGCGCGGAACGGAAGTCCGAGCCGCAGGCTGAGTAGTTCTTCATCGTAAGAAGAACTGAGATATTCCCACAGCAGCCAGCGCGATAAATCCGGGATTTAGTGGGCGGTAGGGGGAAATAGCGGGCGGCCCGGTGAAAATGTGTTTTCTGTGGCGAAACCGCGCGGCGCCCCAGGATCAGGGCATGAAATAGGCCTCAATCGTCTCCAGGACGGCGCGCTGATCGTCGCCCGACAGCGTGCCGGCTTCCGGGTCAGCCATCAGCATGCTTCGCCTCGGCATCGTCACCGTGCCGAACTCATGGTACGCGGCATAGGGTGACGCAAAGCCGTAGGTCACACTCGATTCATCGGCTTCATAGCCCAGGCTGTCGAGCATGTGGCCGTGGCGGTCCAGAACCCGCCCGTTGCCATCGTCCGGGTACGATAACTTGGTTGCGGGCGCCCAGGCTGCCCAGGGGGCCCCGAGAGGATCGCTCTGAGTTTCGAACCGGCTTGACACCCGCGTTTCCATTTTGGCGCCGATATCATCCATCAAGGGGGTGAGGTTGCCGGTCTTCTGCAGAAGCGTGTGCAGAAATTCGGTGACTTCTCTGTCATCGATACGGATCGTGGCACTCATCTTTGCTATCCTTAAATGACTCTGAGCGGGTAGAGCCCCATTCAGGTAGACGGGACGTAGTCCTCAACGCGTCGGCCAGCTCGGGCAACCGGCCAACGCGGGATTACGGTGACGCGGGTTCGAATCCCGCCCTCGCTCAGAGCGCCCCCTCCAACACATCGAAGCCCTTCAGCGAATCCAGGTTTTCGACCCTCCCCGATCTCACGATGTTGGCGTGGATCTTCTGCCCCCTGTCCTTCACCCGATAATCGAGTTCGACCACAAGCTTGCCGGCCTGGCCGGGAAGGTCAAAGATCATCAGCAGCGCCGGAATATCTGCCTTGGTCGTGTCCAGCAGAACGGCCTTCGGCGCCGTCAGGTGGCGTGGCAGGTCAGCGTACCAGTCCTCGGGAAGCGGGGACGTCTTCGCCGAGCGAAAGCTGTGCACGACATCCTCATCCCGCACGCTGATAAGGGCCGACGCTGGCGCCATGTCTCGTTCGTAAAGGCCATCCAGCACATCGGGCGATAGGGCCCCGACGTGCCGAAGCTCACCCCGCGCCTTCACCGGGTAACGCTCACCGGCCGCCGCCGCGGCCTCTGCCCGCCGCACCTCGCCGATCCACTTCCCCGAGAAGGCGCTGAAATCCTCAGCCAGCGCATCCAGCAGGCGCTCGTTCTTGAGCGCCTCCCGCACTGCGATACTTGCGGTGCGGGGGTCGGCCGACAGGGCCTTGTCCAAGAGCAATTTTCCCTTCTGGGCAAGGCCAGCCACCCCCGGGTTATAGCCGAACCCCGGATCGACACCCACCGGCACATCCAGAACTTCCCCGGTGCGATGGTTCACCCACTCCCGGATCTTCGCCTCGGGTGCCGTCTTCTTAAACGGCACGCGCTCGACGTCTGGAATTCTTTTGAGGGTGCCGTCCGGGTTGTACTCGTAGGCCGCCCGATAGTCCGAATAGCCCTTGTCGTAGTCGCGCTGGCTGACTGCCACCACCCGGCAGCGGCAGCGCCATCCGTTCGGCGGCCAATGCGTCAGCCACCACGGGTCATCCACCGGGAGTACCACATTGTTCCAGGCCGCGTGGGAGGCCCGAACGCGCTCATCGCCCTTGGTGATGTAGCGCATATATGGGTGCGACGCCTTCGTTCGCTGGGCGCGCTCCCACCGGCCGGCCGAATACGCAGCGCGGGTGTTTACATCAAAAATCAGCTTCAGGCGGGCGGGGTCGAAGAGGGTTGTCACGGCCTCACCCGTTGCGGGGTCGATCACCGTCTTCTCGCCCCACCAGCCCGCTTTCGCAAGCAGCGCCCGGCCGTCGCGGACAAAATCCCGCCGCGTCAAATCACCCCCAACCGATCGCGACACCATGTCGCGCACCGACTCCAGCAGATCCATCCGGGCCAGCCGAGACACCGTAAAGTTCTGGGCGTGCTCCTCATGTAGCAGATCCCGCCAGTCGTAACTGATCTTCAGCCCATCGCGGCCGGCCATGAAGGCCATCGCCTCGTCGGGCGCCAGCCGAAACGCATCGGCAAATAGCTGTGCGGCGGACTTAGCCATCTATCTCAACCCCGGCCAAGCCGGCCGCGCGTGCTGTTGCCGTCGCCCTCACCAGCGCCTCAAGCAGCGCCGCCGGGTCCACCTTTTGCAGCAGGCCCGGCAGGCGTGCCAGGAACTGCGCCGCCGTCTCCCCGGCCTGGGCCGATGCATCAAGCTCCGCCTGTAAGGTGTCGGCAAAGGGCCGCATCATCGGCTGCCAGTCGTCCAGCGCTTCGACAACCAGCGTATCGATCGCATCGCCGCTGTTCATCTCTGCGAAGTTCACGACTTCGCCCCCGCCATCATTGACGTCCGGCGCCTTGCCGGCGGGGCCGGCCGGCGCCGGCTTCACCGGCAGCGTGGGCGGCGGCGCTGCCGGCGTCTGCTTCTTGCTCCAGCCCTCGCCGTACTTCTCACGCACCGCATCTTCCGAGAGCTCGAAGCCCATCTCCGACACGTTCTTGTCGGTCTCGCTCTCCGCCTTCTTGTCCTCCTCCTCGGCGATCTCTCGCGACACCTGGCACATGGCCAGCCCGTTCAGCTCGCAGATCCATTTGATCAGCGTCTCGTTGAGCGTGGCCGACAGCAGATCGCTATCCGCCTGCACCAGGTCGAGCCGCACGTTCGTGCGCTCCTTGCTCGCGGCCGCCATCGCGCCGCCACCGCTGACGCGCGGCTCCTGGCCCAGCACCACCTCGGCAATCCAGTCGTCCATGTAGGCACACAACGCCTGCTGGGTAGTGACCGACCCGGTCATCTTGCTCTCGAGCAGCTCGATCGCCACCCCCTCCGGCGTCATGATCACGCCGTCGGTCGACAGCGCCTTCAGCGCCGCAAACAGCGTCGCCTTCTCCTTCGGCCCCGCGTTGCGCGGGTGCTTCCCCCAGGGCGTCGGTGTGCCGAATCGGTCGTTGAGCTTGTTCCAGCTCACAATGCCCTTGCGCTTGAAGAACACCGCCCAGTAGAGCTGCAGGCCCAGGCCCGTGCCGTAAGGGTTGTCGTCTTCAGGATTGACCCGATGGACGATGAATTTCCGGTCGGGCAGCTCCACGCCCGTCGTCATGTTCTCGCGGGTCAGCATGCGAAGCTGCGGCACGCCGGCCTCGTCCAGCACATACCGGAAGCGCTTCTGCGCCCGCTTCACGACGCGCGCCGGAACGTAATAGCCATCCCGCACCGTCCAGATGATCTCCGAGACCGCATAGCCCCGCAGCAGCGCGTCCAGCAGGTCCATGCACACCTGGTCGAAGGCGCAGCGCTTGAGGATGCCGGACACAATCTCCGCGTCCTTCGACTGCGCGTCGCCTTCCTCCACCGGCACCACCTGAAACTCCTCCCCGATCAGCGCGTGCTTGCGCTTCTGAATGCACGAGAACACCTTCCCGTCGCGCTTCAGGTCGCGGTACATCTCCCCGTTCGGGTCACCCTTTTCGAGCAGCAACGGGTCGTTCGTCGCCAGCACGCCAAGGTAGTTGTTTTCGTAGGGGTCGCGCAGCCGGTTGGCGACTTCGGTTTCCAGCTCCGGCGCCGCCGGTTTCTTCGTCTCAGCCATCACATAAACCCTTCCGCGTCGGCGCCGCACGCCACGCCGTCACTTACATACTCGATAGGCGCCGCCGGGTTGCTCGCCGCATGGATCGCCAGCGCCAACGCCCAGAAGCGGTCCGCGTGGCCGTCCGGCGAACTCTCCGCAACAAAGCGGATGTTTCCGGCCGCCGTCGTCACCTTCTGGACCTTCCGCAAGTCCGCGCGGATCTGCGGATCGTCGGGGATGCGCAACGCCCGGTCTTCCATCGCGCCCTTCAGCGGGTAGGCCAGCGCCTCTTTGACCTGCGCCGAAAAGTTCACCGCCTCAACCCGGTGCTCGCCAAACGCGTCCTGGGCGTCGTCAGCCCAGCCAATGCCCATGCCCGTCGCGTCGATGCAGATCCGGTCGCACAGCTCGAACCACGGCCACAGCACCGCCTCCTGGGCGCTCTTGCGCATCCGTTCCAGGCACTCAACGTGGCGCGTGTAAAGCACGTCGCCGAGCTGCTCGACCACCCACAACACCGTTAAATCCTTCTTGCGCCCGATATCCACGCCGCAGAACAAACGGCCCGTGAACGGCCCCTCGAGGCCGCGCTTCCAGCCGGCGCCGCCGGTGTATTCGCAGCCGGTGATCAGCCCATATTCCAGAAACTTCGCATCGTCATCGGCCGGGATGCACATATATTCCTGATCGAACGATTCCTCGTCCGCCGCACCGCCCCGCACGAAATCGAAATAGGCCGCCTCGTCCATATCCTGCTGCTCGGCGTCCTCGGGCAATGCCTGCTGCAGCTTGAAAAGAAACCCCTGGTCCAGGGCATCCTGCAGCGTCACCCGGTGCAAGCTGATCCGCTTCGGGTTGCCCTTCTCGCGGGCCTCCCGAATCAGCCCGTTGAAAAAGCTGTTCGACCCCCGGTGCGTGCTCACGATCTCCATCGAGCCGCCCCAGGTGATGCCGGGATAAGCGATCGCCCACAGCTTGCGCTGGTCGGCGTGCAGCGCGAACTCGTCGAGGATCCGGCTGCCGCGCTTGCCGGCCTGCGCATCAGGGTTGCTCGACATCGAATGAATGCGCCGCCCGCTGGCGAACTGCAGCACGTAGGCCGACAGCTTCTTTTCCGGGTCGATCACCTGCTCGCCGAGGTCCTTGGCGGCCAGGTTCATGATGCCGGCCCACAGCTTGCAGTCCTCGATAAAAAGCCGCGCCTGGATGTCGTCACGGCTGCTCACCCACTCATCGTGCCGGGCGCCCTGAGCCGCCGCCCGCTCATCGGCGCCGTAGGCCGTCGACCAGCTGATACCGATCTGACGGGATTTCTCCATCAGCTTGATTCGCGACCCGTCCTGAATCCACTTCGATTGAAATGGCAGGAACACCGCATCGGGATTCGCAGGGATGACCTTCGCGCGGCCCTTGAGCTTTTTCATTGGGGACGCTCCACACCGAGCAACTCGTCAACGATTTGTCCCGATGTAACGTCGTACCAATCGGAATCAGTCAGATTGTTGATGAGCATGCGCACGAAAGCGTCATTACCCATCTGCTCCATCACCCTTTGCGTCTTGCGAGATGGGCCTTTCCATGTAGGGGAAATTCCGGCAAGGCGGGCCGCCGCGAGATTGTGATGGCCGTCGAGCAATACACGGTATTGCCGTCCTCTGAGATTGATGTCCAGCGTGCGGACGACGAAGACGCGGAATTGCTTGGCCTTGCGTTGCACGATTTCAGGGCTCAGGAAACGCTGCGAACTGATGAGGCGTGGCTCCATCACCCGATCCCCAGCGCTTCGCGGATCGCCCGCTTGGTGTCTTCGGTCACACCGCCCTTGCTGCCCATTGCGTCCAGCTTGGCCTTTTGCTCCTCGAGGAGCTTCTCCCGCACCATCCGCTCGACTTCCTTGCGCTCTTTCAGGTTGAGCGACCGCGCCTCCTGCGCCGTCTTCGCCGCCCTGGCCAGGTCGAGCACGTCGGCGATGTCCATTTCCGCGTCGCTCTGCAGCTTGCCCATCGCGTACCGGCTCGTCAGCGTGGTGACCGCCTGGGCCAGCAGCGCGCCCGACTTCGCGTCGAAATCCTCGCCGAGCTCCCCGACGAGCGCTTCGGCCGCGGCGGCCATCTCCCGTTCGTGCGAGATCATCTCTTCCACGCTGGCGCGGTGCCGGCCCAGTGCCGAGCGGCTCGGCGTCGGCTCGTCAGGAAACGCCTGCTCCAGTTCGGTGCGCAGCTCGTCGAGCGTCAAACGGCCCTCGCGCAGGCGCTTGAAAACGTGCTTGCGGAAATCCTCCGAGCGCTGGTCAATCGTGCTTTTGCGGCCCATGGTCACGCCCCCGGGCGCTTCACGCCATCCACCCGCGCCCGGCCGCTGGCCACCTCGGCGCCGCGTTCCCGCAGCGTCGCCACCAGCACCGACCCGGCCTCTTCAATCGACACCAGGCCTTGCTCTTCAAGCCAGCGCAGCTCGGTCTTCACCTTGTCGCGGGTCACCGCGTGGCCATACTTCGCATCCAGGATGGAGCACAACACCGAGCTGTTGCCGCGGTTGGCCGGCAGCTCGGATAGGGTGCGCAGGATTACCAGGCGGACATCCGCCTGCAGAATGTCGGCGTAGCTCATTTGCGCTTCTCGTTCAGCAGAAACTCGTGGATCAAATCAAGGGTGTGGCCCTTGCCCTTCAGCTCGCCCGACAGCGCCGAAAAGTCCTCGCACACCTTGTCCAGGCGCGCGTGGATGCGCTTCAAGTCGTCGTGGGTCGGGCCATGCTTCATGGACGTTTCCAGCGCCGTCAGGCGGTCGGCGTGCGCCGCCAACTTCGTGTCGAGCGCATCCTTCGTCACCTTGTTGCGGGCGGTCAGGCCCAGCCACACCACGGCCAGCAAATTGACCGCCTGCAGCGCCAGCTTCACCTCTTCGATACCCATCACAGCGGCCTCCCGTTGGCCTTGGCCCGCGCTTCCAGCCACGCCGCCTCGTCGGCGCAGTCAAAGCACAGCTGCACGCCCGGCACCGCATGGCGCCGCGCCTCGCTGATCTCGCACTGGCAGCCCGCGCAATGCGTCGCGCTGTCGGCCACCGTCTTTCCGTAGCTCGGGTCGCGCCGGTGCTGCTCTTCCAGCGCGTCCTGGTTAATTTCCGCCTCGCGGTCGCTCGCACGGTCTGTAATGTCGGTCATGGTTCGTGTCGCTCCGGGGCGATCGCATCGGTACATGCCGCGTGAAGCCGGCGGCAAGGGCGGCGGTATCGGCATTGCCGGCCCGCACGGCATCGTTGAGCAGCTCGACAGCAGGGGCATCAAGGCCGCAATCAGCAGGCGCCGGGCGCCGCGCAATGTCATGTTCCAGCGCATCGCGTCGCCTCAGCTGATCCACGCGCGCTGCTGCTTGCGCTTGCGCGGCCTTGCTGGCTCGGCCGAACTCAGCCTTCGCATCCTTGCGCGCTCGCTTGACGGCTGCTTCCACCTCGTCTTGCTGGGCCAGCTGGCAATCCCGCCGGCCGGACTCGTAAATCCAGCCATACGTTCGCCAGCCGAGAGCCACCAGTAGCAAAACCGCCGCAGCCACCGCCACATGCTTGATCGAATAAACCACATCACGCCTCCGTCTCCGGGCGAGCGGTCAGCCCCTGGCTCGTCACCACCCGCAGCACCGCGTTGATGATCGGCAAGCCCACCGCCACCGCCGTGTAGATGTTCACCGGCAGCAGCGGCTGCAGCAGGCCCGTCCCGGCCTCCAGCGCCACCAATGCCGCCACCAGCGCATTGACCTGAAGGGTCCGGCTGCGCCACCACCGTTTCTTAGGCATCGCTCGCCGCCTCGCGCATCGACACCTCGCGGATGCGCAGGTGGGTAGCACGCAGCAGCGTCACCGACGCCTCGCGGCCCGGCGGTACCACCAGGCGCTCCATCTCCACCGCCTCGAAGTCGCCCGCCACCTCCTCGAGCGTCAGCGCCCCCGGCAGCACGTCCGGGTGTTCATCCGGCGCCGCGCTCTCGATCAGCTCGAGGCCGTGGGTGGCGTTCGGCTCGTCATGGGTGATGCACAGCGCCAGCTCCTCACGGTCGCCCTTGTGGAGCACGAAGCCCAGGGCCACGTGGGCCAGCAAGCAAAGCGTGTGGCCCGCCCGGAGCTTGTGGGTGCGGATCGGGTGCTCGAACCAGGTGCCGTCGCTCGCGATGTGATGCGCGTCGATGGAGATCTCGTCGCCGGGGGCAGCGTCGGGGGCGGTCTGGATGGAAAAACGAATGCTCATTTAGGGCCTCTGAATGTTGGATTGATCCGGGTTCAGTCCCATCGCCAGCCACTTCCGCACGTCGAAGCCCGGGCAGCTCTTTGCCACCCCCGGCAGCTGGCCGTGCCCGATAACCCCACGCGGGCCGCGCGGGTCTTTCGGGTCGGCCAGCTGCAGCGGAATGCCGTACTGCGCGCACAGCTCGCGCACGAGAGCGGCCAGCGCTACCCACTGCACTTCCGTGAACTTGTCCGTGCCCACAAGGCAGATGCCCAGGCTGTCGCGGTTGAATCCCGCGGCATGGGCGCCCAGCTCTTCGGGGGAACGACCCGGCACGCGCCGGCCATCCGTGTAGATCACCCAGTGGTAGCCGATCGCATCCAGCATCGGCTGGTAGCGGTGCCGAACCGCCGCCGTGCGCTTGAAGCCGCGCTGCCGGTGCCACAGATTGATCGCGGAAACGTCCGTCCACCGCCCGTTGGGCGTGGCCGCACAGTGAATGACGAGGAAATTGATTTGACGGGGCATGCCGACAGAGTGCCGGCGCGCGCGCGAGGTAACTAAATGACCGGGGTCAAATGTTGCCCCGGGGGACAGGGCGTAAAAAAACCCGCCGGGCGGCGGGTTGAGTGGGTGCTTTTTTATAGCCTCGCCCTGCGCTGGCTCGCAGCACCGAGGCTGCAGCCATGGCGCTGACAAAACGCATCCAGCGTCATGGCGCGCAAATCGTCGGCCCTGGCTGCCCACCACGCATCCCACGACCACGTAATGCCTAGCTCGCGGCGCAGCCGCTTGGCCGCCGTCAGTCCAATGGGCAGGTCGATGTCCCGCTGCCGCGTCTCAACAAGATAGCGGGCCAGCTCGGCCGAGAGGATTACGGCCACACCCCGGCCGCCCTGCCCACGCGGCTCACCCTGCGGCCAGCCTATCAGCACGTCGAAACCGTGCTTCGAAGGCCGGCGCTCGCGCACGTCCCACACCAGTCCGGCGTGGTCCGTGGCGTTGCCTATGATGTCAGCGTGCCGGGCCATCGACTTTCCGCAAATGCTCGGGCACCAGATCAAGTACTTCCGGCGGGGCCATCAAAACGCCGCCCTCCGGGTTGGGTTGCGAGTACTCGATCATGAGCTGAGCAGCCCGGGCGGCTGCATCGTAGGCAGTCAAACCGGCACGGGCTCCGGAGTGCCCCCCGCCGTGCTGTCCGGACACGGTGCTGATGTAGCCCGCACCGCGCTGGGTGATGATGACGGTTGTACGCATGGACTCCTCCAATAAAACGGCCCGGAAGAACCGGGCCACCAGGTTAGATGACAGCGTAGTGATCGACTCTCCAGTCGATCGCGCCACCGTCACCGGTATCCGCCATCAACTGGTCTTGTTCGTTGGTCGTGTAGTAGTAGGCGACCAGCGTTGCTTCAACGCCATCAACGTCCAGGCAGGATACAGACGCGCTCCATTCGCACAGGTCGTCACCTTGGCAGGCGCCGTTGACTCCGACCCTCCCGGTCGGCTCACAGTTTTCCAGCTCAACGCGATCAACATTGGCCTCGCCAACGATTTCAACGGCTTGCTCGCGGGTGATGTGGTTTTGCATGATTTGCTCCTGTCCGGTCTAGCCCCGGTAGTGGCTTCCAAGCGTTCCCGGCTTGGATCGGGTAGATCACGTTGTGTGATCCATGAGTTTCATTTTAGGCCTTCTAAAAACAAAGTCAACACTTTTGTTGCATGTAAAAACTGCTCGGCGCGAGGGCATAAAAAAACCCGCCGGGCGGCGGGTTTGTAGGGGGCCGGGCGGCTTACCCTTTCGGGCAGGCGTCCTTCATCCGAAACGTGAATTTCCCGAATGCATCACTGGCTTCGACGAAGAGCCCCGCGGCCAGGATCTTGCCGATGTTCGCGTCCTGCATGAACTTCATGTAAGCCTCGATCTCCTTGTCCATGCCCTCCAGCAGCGCCGCCTTCGGGCTGTCCAGGCACTCCGGCACCACCATCTCTGACGCCTCGCGGCGGATCGCCTGGAGAGACGCGACGGGCGTCGCCAGGGCAATCCGCGCCGTGCTCCCGGCCAGCGCGCTGGCATCCTTCCAGCGGCTGTGCAGCCGCTCCAGATCCTTGCCCGCCTTCTCCAGCAGCTCGCGCTCGCGCTCCTCCGCCTGGCGCTTGAGGAACGCCGCCTCTTCGGCTTTTTTCTTGTCGGCCGTATCTACGGCCTGGGGCGCCGCCGGCGAACCCGCCGTGCCCTCCTTCGATGACACCCACCACCAGCCACCGCCTACCGCAAGAGCCAGCACCACGGCAATCAGCCCCCCGCTGCGCTTTGGGGCGCGCTCATTTTCTGTGTGCCGGGGCGCCGGCTTGGTAGCGGCCTTCGCATACACCACCCCACACCTCGGGCATTCATAGTCCGGCGAGGTGTCCTCGGGGCGGCGGGTGTAGTGGCATTTCGGGCAAGTCGTCATCGCGGTTTTCGTCGTTTGGGTTTCGCCGGCTCCAGCACGATGCGGGAAATCTGCACGTCCTGCATGGACATCCGCATCCCCCTGCTTCTCGTGCCGCGTGCCGGCCGGGTGCGCCGTTCGCCTGGCGTGCGCAGCGCGCTCTCCAGCGCCTCAAAGATGGCGCGTGAAATATCGTCGTGGGTCATTCTGCATTCCCTTTTTATCGCATGCAAATAGCGGGGGAGCATTCTTACCACGGCCTTGTTACCGCACCAGTCTGAGCTGGGCCTCGACTGCGGACTTATTCACGGTTGCGCCGGCCCGCTGCAGCGCCATCACCGCCTCCACCACCGCAAACACCGCTTTCGACGGCAGCGTCTTGCCCAGCTTGTGGAGCGCGTCGATCACCATCGCCAGCACCTGCAGCTGCGTCAGCCCGCTGCTCTCCGACGTGCCGATGGGCGTCACGGTCGCGCTTTGGGTATGTGACGCATAGGCCACCGCCCGCCGCCCGGTCAGCACATAGAGCACATCCACACCGGCCTCCGCCACCGCCGCCAGGTAGGCGGCATCCGGCGAGCGGTCCCCCGCCTCGTAGTTGACCTGAGCGCGCCGCTGCACGCCGCCGATCTGCGCGAAATCGGTCTGGTTGACCCCTAGCGCCTCGCGCTCCTCCCGGAGCCTCGCCCCAATTGAGTTCATATGGGCTCAATAAATCTGTTGACTGCGCACAAACGTGCGCATACGATTAAGTCACGCAAACACACCACGCAACACAACTTAGTTGACGCCGTTCGCACCGGCTCAACCCCTAACTGGAGCGCTTCTCATGCCCCTCAAAACCCCCGAACAAGTCCGCGCAGAGCTGCAGCGCAAGGGCGTGTCGGTCACTCAATGGGCCATCGCCAACGGCTACAGCCCCAACAACGTCTTTGACGTCCTCGGCGGTCGCAAGAAGTGCATCCGCGGCCAGTCCCACGACATCGCCGTCAAGCTCGGCCTCAAGGCCGGCGAAGTCTGCACCAACCCGGCTCAGGCCCTCGCCGCGTGAGGCCCGCCATGTCGGTCACCCCCATCTTCTACGTTCCGGAAGGCATCTTCCCCGCGTCGGAGCCGGCCCCCGTTCTTCGCAAGGTCACCACCTACCTGACCATCAGGGTGCGCGGCCACGAGTTTCCGGTGGGGCACCTTCAGCACGCAGTGCCCGGTTTGCTTTTTCAAGTGCTGCCGGACCCGCAGCAACCCGCGCAAAAAACTGCGCCTGGGCAATCTCCCGATGCAGCGCCACAAAGCACTTCTGCATTACCACGCCGGCTTCGCAGTCAGGCCCGTACTGGTCCCAAGCCGAGCAGGCCCGCGCATTCGGGCAGCGTGAGGTCGAGGCGTTCATCGCGGTTCTCCTGGGTGCGTGATTGACGCTCCAAAGTTTAGCCACGCAAAACCCATTTTGACCTGAACGAAAAAACCATTATTTCAGAAAGCCGCCTCCCGGCCCACTTCCAATGACCGCCCGACACTCGAAACCCATCCCCGGCAGCCTGCGCGCCGCCTTCGAAGCGGACAAGGCGCATGCCCTCAAGCACAAGCGCCTGTCCATCGAACGCCTCGCCGAGCTGCAGGCCACCACCCCCGCCACCCTCTACAAGTGGCTGGAGCAAGAGAGCATGCCCGCCAAGGCCCTGATCGCCTGGCAGCACCTCACCGGCGCCAACAACGTGGTGCGCTACCTCGCCGCCTGCGAAGGCGCCGTCGTCATCAGCGTGCCCTGCGGCCGCAGCGTCAAGGCCGAAGACGTGCATGTGCTGCAGGCCACCCTCAACGGCGCCGTGGGCGCGCTGCTCGGCTACATGAGCGGAGAGACCGACCGCGAGACGACCATCGGCAAGCTCGGCGCCGCCCTCGAGGGCCTCGCCTGGCACCGCGAGAACGTGAAGAAGAGCGATCAGCCCGAACTCGACCTGGGGGGCGACTGATGGCCGGCAAATACACCAATGACGCCCAGCAGCGAATCCTCAAGCTGGTGCTCGTCATGTTCGGCGACGTGGTGAATGGCTACCTGCCCAGCGAGCTGGCCAAGGCCGTCGGCGCATCGCCCGGCACCATGACCCGCGACCTCGACAACCTCGAAACCGCCGGCCTCGCCCGCGCCGACGAAGAAACCGGCCGCTGGCGCCTCACCCCGCGCCTTCCGCAGCAGAGCATCAAGGTGTGGGCCGCCATCGACGCCACCGAGCAGCGCCTGCAAGAAGTCCGCAACCGATTCACCCGTCAAACCTTAGACCTGAAAAATGACTAAAGGACGTAACCCCCTTCGGCCCGCCGACAAGATCGCCGAGCCCGACCTCGACCAGGACCGCATCGAAGATGCCCACGAAGTGATGGTCGCCGACGGCAAGGCCCGCGCCATCGCCGTCATGCAGCACGAAGCCGCCGTGCGCGCCGTCGCCGCCCAGGTGGGCTACCAGCTGCCCGCCGACTGCGCCGACCCCGATCTGATCCAGCGCGACATCGCCGCCAACATGCGCCGCAGCGTCGAGGCCTGCCTCGAAGTCGGCCGCGGCCTGGCGGTGCTCAAGCAGGCCTGCGAGCACGGCCAGTTCCTGGCCCGGCTCGACGTGCTTGGCATCGAAACCCGCGTCGCCCAGCGCTTCATGCAGTCGGCGGTCAAGTTCTCAAATGCGTCGACGTCGACGCATTTCGCCAAGGCGATCGGCTCCCCGTCGAAGCTCTTCGAGCTGCTCGTTCTCGACGACGACCAGGCCGACGAGCTCACCCTCACCGGCCAGACCGGAGAGCTCAAGCTCGACGACATTGCCACGATGTCCGTCAAAGAGCTGCGCGCCGCCCTCCGCGAAGCCCGCGCCGAAGACAAGGCCAAGGACGAGCTGCTCTCCGACAAGAACAAGCTCCTCGACGCCGAGCGGGCCAAGGTGAAGCGCATCCAGTCCGTCCCGCCCGACGAGCAGCTCGACCAGCTGCGCAAAGAGGTCACCGCCATCGCCAACGACGCCCGCGGCGCCATCATCGGCCAGCTGCGCGCCGGCCTTGCCGCGCTGCAGGCCCACCACCAGGCGGCCGGGGGCGACAGCGTCATCTGGGCGGCGGGCGTCGTGGGCCAGCTGTTCAAAGACCTGACCATCGTGCGCGATGAGTTCGATCTGCCCGACCTGGCGGGCGCCGAAGTGCCCGAGTGGCTGGAGTCCTGACCTTCACCCATCGCGAGCCCGGCCATGAACCCCGCCCTTCTCGATTCCGTGCTCGCCGTGCACCGCGCCGCCACCGCGGCCGGCCACGGCAACAAGGAAGCGATCTACATCGAAGCCTGCCAGCGCCTTGGCATGACCCGCCCCACGCTGATGCGAAAGATCAAGGAAGCCGCCGTGAAACCCGCCCGCAAGCAACGCGCCGACGCCGGCGAGGTGTGGCTCACCCGTGACGAAGCGCTCAAGATCAGCGCCGCCCTCATGGAGAGCCTGCGCAAGAACAACAAGCGCCTGCTCTCCATCGGCCAGGCTGTGTCCATGCTGCGCGCCAATGGTGAGGTCCGCGCCGAGCGCGTCGACCCCGCCACCGGCGAATGCCTGCCGCTCTCCGACAGCGCCATTGCCCGTGCCCTGCGCAGCTACTCCCTCCACCCCGACCAGCTGCTGCGCGCCGCCCCGGCGGTGGAGCTGCAGAGCCTGCACCCCAACCACGTCTGGCAGATCGACGCCTCGCTGTGCGTGCTGTACTACCTCAAGGCCAAAACCGAGAAAGAGGCCGGCCTGCAAGTCATGGAGGCCAAGAAGTTCTACAAAAACAAGCCGGCCAACCTCAAGCGCATCGAGAACGACCGCGTCTGGTCCTATGAGGTCACCGACCACAACAGCGGGCAGATCTTCGTCAACTACGTGCTCGGCGCCGAGTCGGCCGCCAACCTGTCCGAGTCCTTCATCCTCGCCACCGAGGCCCTCGCCGACGACCCGCACAAGCTGCACGGCGTGCCCTACATCCTGATGATGGACATGGGCTCCGCCAACACCTCGGGCAGCTTCAAGAACCTGCTGCGCCGTTTGCAGGTCGAGGCCATCGCCCACGCCCCGGAGAACGCCCGCGCCACCGGCCAGGTCGAGAACGCCCGCAACATCATCGAACGCAGCTTTGAATCGGCCCTACGCTTCTCGCCGGTCAGCAGCCTCGACGAGCTCAACGCCAAGGCCCATGCGTGGGCCCGCTGGTACAACGCCACCAAGGTGCACAGCCGCCACGGCAAGACCCGCCTGCAGCAGTGGATGACCATCACCCAGGACCAGCTGCGCATCGTGGACGCCGAGCTGGCCCGCAAGCTGCTCACCGCCGAGCCCGAGCGCCGCAAGGTCTCAGACCAGCTCACGGTGCAGTTTGGCGGCCAGGAATTCGACGTGCGCGGCATCGCCCGCGTGATGGTCGGCGAGTCGCTCAACGTCACCTATAGCCCGTACCAGCCCAACGCCGCCCTGGTGGTGGACACGGACGAGCAGGGCCACGAAACCCTCACCCCCATCCCGCTCGTCGAGCGCAACGCCGCCGGCTTCCGCCTCGACGCCAACGTGATCGGCGAAGACTGGCGCCGCCACGCCGACACCCTGGCCGATACCAACCGCAAGGAAGTCGAGCGCATCGCCATGGACGCCGCCACCGACACCGAGGCCGAAGCCGCCCGCAAGGCCAAGGCGCTGCCCTTCGGCGGCCGCATCGACCCCTGGAAGGAGATCGAACAGACCGAGCTGCCCACCATCCTGCCGCGCCGCGGTACCGGCCTGCAGGTCGGCGTGACCGCCGCCGCCCAGGTGGCCGTCCTCACCCACTTCGAAGCCGCCACCGAGCTGCTGCGCCAGGGCGTCACCCTCGACCCCGAGAAGAACCGCCAGATCGCCGCCCTGTACCCCGACGGCGTGCCAGAAACCGAGATCAGCAACCTCGCGCAGCGCCTCACCGTGCGTGCCGGCCTGCGTGTCGTAGGAGGAGCGTGACCATGGATCAACGTGCAACCACCCCACCCACCACCCACCTCGCCCAGGTGCTCACCCGCATCGGGGCCACCCAGGGCGACCTCTACCGGGGCATCAACATGGCCCGCTCGGTGTGCAGCCGCATCGTCGCCCACGACGAGTGGCCCAAGCGCCGGGCCGATCAGTACCGCGCCAGCATCGCCCGCTGGCTCGAATCGAAGGGCGCCAGCGCAGAAGACGTTTCCACCTTCGAAAAAGAAATGGCCCCGGCAGGTTCGCACCCTGCCGAGGCCGCTCCCGAAGCACCAGCAACCACGCAAGCACAACAAGAGGACCACATGCTACTACGTAACGAGACGCTCACCCCTGAAGCCCGACAGCACTTCGGCATTCGCCGCAGCCCGTTTGTTGACGAAATCGCCACCCGCGCCGACGTCTTCCAGTGCCCGTCGATGCGCATGGCCCGCGCCGCGCTCATGGACTGCGCCCTCAACCACGGCTTTCTCGCCCTGGTGGGCGAATCCGGCGCCGGCAAGTCCACCCTGCGCGAAGAGCTCGAGCAGCGCATCCTCGACGAGAACAAGCCCGTCATCGTCATCAAGCCCTACGTGATCGAGATGGAGGCCAACGACATCAAAGGGCGCGCGATGAAATCCGGCCAGATCGCGGAAGCCATCATCACCGCCCTGGCCCCCACCAGCACCATGAAGAGCAGCGCCCAGGCCCGCGCCAAGCAGGCCCACGACCTGCTGTCGGCCAGCGTCGCCGCCGGGTACAGCCACCTCCTGATCATCGAAGAGGCCCACCGCCTGCCCAAGGCCACGCTCCGGCACCTCAAGGGCTTCATGGAGCTCAAGCGCGGCATGCAGCGCCTGCTCGGCGTCGCCATCATCGGCCAGACCGAACTCGGCGTGCTGCTCTCCGAGCAGAACCCCGAGGTGCGCGAGATCGTGCAGCGCTGCGAAGTCATCACCATGCGCCCGCTCGACAACGACCTCGGCGACTACCTGCGGCACAAGTTCGGCCGCATGGACATCGACATCGCCGACGTGCTGGCCGACGACGCCATCGACGCCATTCGCGCCCGCCTGGTGCGCACCCCGCGCGGTGGCCGCGCCGCCGATGTCGTGTCGATCTGCCACCCGCTGGTGGTCAACAACCTGGTCACCCGCGCCATGAACGCCGCCGCTGCCGTCGGCTTCCCGAAGGTAACCGCTCAAGTGGTTGGGGGGTGCTGATCATGGACAACGACGTGCAAATCATCTTCGCCGGCCGCAAGGCCCGCATCTTCAACGAGCGTTACCGCCGCGGCGACGCCGTAATGCACCAACTCACCCCGGGCGGTGTTGCCCAGTTCGACCGCGTGTATGGCGCTGCCTTTGTGCAGAACGGCGAATCGGTCGTCGAGCTGGCCGGCCGGGCCGGTGTCGTGCCCACCGACCGCCTGTTCGCCCCGCCGCCCGAGCCCGCGCCGCGCCCCACCGGCTGGGCCCACAGCCGCGCCCAGCTCGCCGCGCTGCTGCTCGCCTTCACCCTCGGCGGTGCATCGGTAGTGCTGCTGGCCGTCTCCACCGACCCGCGCCGGGGCGCCGACTGCGACGCCCCGGCCGCCGAGCTGCCCACCTACCACGGAGGCACCCAGGTATGAACAACCCGCTCACCCACACCCAGATGGACGGCCTGCCGGCCGACCGCCAGGCCGTCAAAGCGCTGCGCCATGTCCTGCGCCGCGTGCAAGACGACCCCCGCGTCGCCCACCTGCTCGGCCAAGGCTCTCAGGCCTACGACCTGATGACCGAGGCCCTCGCCAGCCTCGACGGCATCTCCGTCGCCACCGTCCGCACCATCTACAAAGGGGGCAATCATGAGCAAGGCTGAAGACCGCAACGACGCCGAAGCCCGGCGCCTCGTTCAGTGGGCGTTCGATAACGCGGCCTACTACCGCAAGAACGCCCCGGTGTTGGTCGATGACATCCAGAGCTTCGAGGACGCCGGCGCGCTGATCGACACCTACCGGGCGGGGCTCGTGCTCGTTGATCCACACCCGGCCATGCGCGCAGAGCTGGTGCGCTGGGTGGGCGTGGAAGAGCGGCTGCCCGACAGCGACGAAATTGTGCTGCTGTGGCGTGCGGGCGATGACACGCCCTGGCCCGGCTACCTCGACGGCCCGCGTTGGCGCAGCGCCGATGGCGTTCACATGCCGAACGGCAGCGTCACGCACTGGGCCAAGATGCCCGCCGGCCCCTCCGTATCCAACGACGCACAGCAGGAGTCCGCGGCATGA